TCTGTTGCAGCCGAAAATGCAGTTGCTGCCTTGGCCCCAATCTGTGCAGCAGTTGCTACTACTCTACTTCCCGGGACATATCTCTTAGCTGAAGGTTGTCCACCTTCAGTTGTTGGTCTAAGCTCTAAGGTTATAGGAAGATTGGGATCTGCAGAATGAAAGAATATTCCGATACCCGTCAACACGCTTGCTTCGTCAACGACAAAGGTTTGTGCTGTGGGAGATTTTTGCTCTGTTAGTTGTAAAATACCTGTCATAATCTATTCTCCCCAACCATCTGCATCAAAACTGCCTTTGAAACTGTTTGAAGTAGTCATGGCAGATACTGTAGCCGCAAGTGTTGATGCTTTTGGCTTCCATACAGTTCTAGAGGCAACTTGTAAAGATGTCCAACTACTACTATTGTCATTGGATGAACTCCCACCACCATCATTATCAGCGTAGTAAACACTTTCAAAATACGAATAATTTTCACTCACCTGAACTTCTTCAGTTGTAGTATACTCGTACCAATCCTCATACTGACCTTGAGAATAAAACTTTGCTGCAGCATATGATAGTGCTTCATTCCTGTTTAGCACAGAAACATCTAATGCCGAAAAGTTTGTACCGTCAGTGTTAATAGGCCAGTTTAAATCTGCATTAGATTGAAGATAAAAGAATCCTTTTATGGAACCATCTGCAGAGCTAGTTAAAGCATTATCTCCACCACCATTCGTTGCACCACCTAAATCAGCAGGGAACCCTGTTGCGGTAACATAGGAGTCTCCTGGTTCTTTGATTGAAGAAGTTCTAGCAGCATCAGTATAATCAGATAGACTGTACGAAGTGTTGCAATATCTAGTCACTTGTTTGTTGCCATAAAATATCCAATGAGGTATATTTGGACGCATGCCTTGAAACTCAAAAAAGAATATTTTGGGTCTATGTATCTCTATTTCAGTATATCCAAGCCTATCCTGTTTTACAATATCTCTCGATTTTGTAACGTTTCTAGTACCTGATCTTTTTACCTGTCTATATGGCATTTCTTTACCTTATTTTCTAATATGCTGCGCCAGTACTTATTGTAATAGTACCTTGAGAACTTATTTCGGTTGTACCATCAGGCAACAACGATGAGTTAGATTGTGATGAATATGATTTATCAACAACACGTTTATTAGTCCAATAATCTCCATCAGGTGTTAGTTCTGCAGAACCAATACTTTGAGGAATATCGAACTGATTAACTGGTACTACTCCTGTAGCCTCTTCTTGTCCAAAGTCTGCAACAACTTCAGTATATGTAGGCCAAATATTATTACCTTTTATCACACAAGTGTTTAGAGATAAATCAGAATCATACGTTAATCCGATAGATTTATTAAAATATAATGGAAGAAGTTGTTGTGCATCGTTTTGTAATGTTGCTCTATAATCATCATTAGACCAATCTGATTGTAACACAGCGTCAAAATTATCTCCTGTGATACCTTCAGTCTGTCTAATGAATGTGGCGTCATTAGGATCATACACTTCTAAACTAGCAAGCTGTGCTTCTAATAAAGTAAGTGTTGATATTCTTTCAACATTAGAAATTCTGTTCTCTAGATCACGTAAGTCTTCCATCTTAAATCCACGATTGTCATATCGTGTTACATTTAAATCTTCTTCATTGAACGTAAATGGATTTAACGAAATATTATAAAGAGCCATGTCTTTTCTAGGTATTCCTGTAGGCATTTCCATTTCATATGAAGAAGCACCCTGATGATAACCTAACGTTCCCGAAGAAGTTAATGTCAGTACGTCATTTCGTGGCAACCAGTACTTCGCAGTTCCTACTGAAAGCGTTGATTGATTTTTAGGAAGATCCTCAATACGTGCGATACCACCAGAGAAGGTTTCATTTGCAGGATTTTGCAAAGGTCTCATATCAATCACATCTGCTAAGTGAATAGTTTCATTCAATGTTGTAGTATATTTTGGAATTTCGCTAAAGGTAACATCACCATACGATGCAGCACCTGCAAAATATCCTGTTCCTGAAGGTGTGCTATGCTCAAAATATTTGTATTGTACTGTTACATTACCTGCAGGTACAGCAACTCCTGATTTTAAAGTTCCTTTTCCTGGGCCATAAAAGTTATCTCTCTGACCATTATCTAAAACAAACTTGTAAGTAATATCCTCATTTGTTGTTGCATCAGTGATTTTATAAAATCTAAAAATGTCAGCTTTGGCAAGAGTAAACACGCCACTACTTAAGGCAATAGTTTCAGATTCCCAATCATTTGCAGCCGTACTAGGCTTCAGAGATTTATTCTTACGAACAAGAGTTTTATTCTGATATGCAATCACATGCCCTGTACCATTATCAGGTCCAGAGATTGTTGCTTGTGTATTGCCTCCACTTAATACCACAGTTGGAGTAGTCAACTCTCCATCACCGTCTACCTGATAAATCCAATCATCAGTTTCTGTGAAAGTATCAGAACCTGCGTTGATTACCACAGTTGATGCTGTTTTGTTTGTTGTATATACAGTACCAATAACTGCTGTCACAGATGATACTTCTTGAACTCTGGAATTAGGAAGTCTAAATAAAAGATTATTTTCTTCTTTATTATAAACATCATATCTATTCTGAATAGCTTTTAAGTTAGCATAGTTAGTAGCATTAACACCAATACTTCTAATATCACCAATACCGTTAGCAGAAGGATTTGTCAACTGTATATCAAATAAATGAATACGATAATCAGACTGTGCTGTATATAAGCCTCTTACACGTGCAGTACCAATATTACTACCACCTCTATCTACAGCAGTATAAAGGTTTACTTCAGTGACATCTTCAATATATCCAACCAATCCATAAGCACTATCTGCAACAACATAGTTACCAATATTAGCGCCAACCTTTTCGGTAGTCTTTACTTTAAGATCTGAAGTAAGACTTCTAGGTTTTGCTACACGAATGGGTAAATTGAAATCTCTTTCAACACGTGATCCGTTAACAAATGCAGTACCGCCTGATACTTTAAAACTTAAGAAGTCATCGTCACTATCTTTTTCTATAGTTAAGTCAAACTCACCTGAAGAACTTTGTTCAATAAAGTTACCTGTTTGAGAAAAGGTTCTTGCGTCAATAAGATTTCCTATCTTAGATAGGATTTTATCAGGTGTTTTTACAAGAGAAACTTGTCCGTTACGAACTCTATAGACTTCATAAAATGTATCACTGGCAACAATGGTATCTTTCGTTGTCAAAGTTAAAACAATTCTAAGACGATCTGCACCAGGAGATGTTAAGTTAGGAGTACTTCCTGAGTTATCAAAAAGTGCAATATTATCTGCAGTAGTGACAATATCTTCAGTCACTTTAAATCCTATAACTCCTGTGAAATCAGGAGAATATTTTGAAAGAACTAATGTCTGAGACTCAACCATAACTAGGTGATTGGCGGCAAACGTGTCAAACTGAGGAACTTCAGCAATAGATGCTTTCCCAACAGCATCGTTGACAGACTGAATAGTAATATTACCTAAACTTGTAGTAAGGGTTGTACCTGCAACAAAAGGTTTAGACACGGTAGTATTAGTTGCTGTAGAGGCTCCACCAGATTGACCTTTTGTCATTTTTACAAATATGGTATCAGGATCACTACCTTCAGCAGGAAGAACTTCCTTTACTATTGCAAATAGATCTCCATCATTTATCTCAGTGCCTTTTAGTTGAGCATAGCCAACAGGTAAAGAGTTAACCTTAAGATAAGTATATGAGAATGCATTAACACCAGAGGCTAAGTTACCACTATTATTGAAAATAGCACCTTCATTAACAATGAACTTAGAAAGTCTACTCAGTTCTTGTTGGATAATAGACTGAGACTGTGTTAGTTCACGTGCCTGTAGTGCTCTTCCGTTATTAAACAGAACACGATGATAATGATCACTATCTCTGAAATCATCATTGTATTCGCTTAAAAATGTTGTACTAGTGAGATTAGTAGCCATGGTTTACCCTTAAAGTTTAATAACGATTTTAATATCTTCAGTTTGATCAGCGTCTCTGGCAATCTTTGCCTGATTATTTAGGAACAATAACTCACCTGAGAATACATCTATATCTGGTACAACTCTATCACCAATAGTAAATGATCCTGTTTTACCTGAGATTGTTATTGTCTCGCCAGTTCTAAACGGCGTGAAACCAGTTTCTTCATCCTGATGATACCATATAGTTGCTGAGTCGTCAAAGAAATCAATCCACGCTTGAGCATTACTGTCGCCACTTACTGTAACATCATCTGCCCATGATAATCCACCTGTAATAGGTGCTGTCAATACAAGTTGCTTAAGAGCAAGACCTTCAGTAAGCTGAAACTTAGTTCCTGCTGCAGAGTCTAAAAGATTTTTTAGAAGACCTACTTGACGATATTCATTATCTACAACCCACTTATCATTAACATTACCTTCAGGTTTGATATTGAACATCATGTTAGTAGATCTTAAATCCGTTCTTGCATCTGCTCCTAGTCCACCCTTTGGTGAGAATACAGGGTACACTTCTGCATTGATACCTGAAGTTAAGTTGGTCTGATCTACTCTAACGGAAGCTCTATTATAACTTGACCCCAAGACAGATCCAATGGAAACAAAAGCTCCTGGTCCTGCGCCTGTACCCACAGTATCACTATCCCCAACTTGAACTGCTGCTAGTTTACCTGTAGCATCAAGTACTCCATGTGCTTTAGCACCACTACCATCGCCAACAACTGTAAGAGTAGGTGCAGCAGAGTATACACCCGTGTTTGGTTCTACTCTATATCCAATAATCTGACCATCGATTGCAGCATTCTGCACAGCAAGTTGAGGAGCTTCAGGATCTGTTGGTTCTGCTGAATCCACAAACTTAACTGGCATAAAGTTCGAAGTTAAAAATCTGTTTGCATCTGCAGTTGTGATAGTGTACAAATACTTCCAAATATATCCATCGGTTTCCACTGGCAGAGACGTGTTAGTATGATCAGGAACAAACTGTGATACAACAGCCGAACCAAAGCTATTTTTACCTTGACGAATACACACATATACGTTATTATCAGCAGTTCTTACATAGTATGCAGGAGTTGGTTGACCTACAATATTATCATTAAAAGCAGGATAAACTGTATTAGTGGTCCAATCAGTTAATGGAACAACAAATGAAAACGCTTCAACAGCTTTCACTGATTGAAGATTATATCTAAACAAGCGCCGATCTCTTTCAGTGTTACTTGGATTTTCTGTAACATCAGTAGAAGCGTCTGTTTGCCAAATCTGAGAGTGTCCTACACCAATGTAGAAATAGTTGTCAGAATCACCAGGAGTTGTGCCTTGGTTCTCATCAAAGATTTGCTGTGCAAACTGTCTTTTTAATCTATCTGTAATAATTGCTGGCATTGTCTATTTCCTATACGACTGCGTATCCATAACCACCGATAATATTCCAACCATTGGAACCATCCCAAATAAGTTGTACTGTATCTAGTGGATCAAATTCTATACTAGTTCCTTGTGCAAAGGTGGCAGGTGTTAATGTTACTGTTCCAGATCCACCGCCACGTCTTGCAAATATTTTTATTTCGCCGTTAACTGTACCATCTGCTAGTGTAACTGTACCTGAAGAAGATCCTGTCAACGATACGAACCCTACACTAGTATCCGCTGCAGCACTATTAGCTGCAGTTATATAGCTCATAGCAGCTTTGCTTAGTCTTACAGATCCAGTTCCTTTTGAAACCAAGTCTAGATTTATATTTGTATCAGATCCTATTACTTCGATAATAGGTGCTGTACCTGCTGCCTGATCAGATACTTTAACATTGTTTCTGCTAGGACTAAAGGTATCTGTAAAAGATAGTACAGCATTTCCAAGAGAGTCTGCTAAATATTCATGAACTCTAGGTCTTTGTACAACAGGTGAACTTATAGTTTTATTTGTAATAGTTGCTGAGTTGTTATTTAAAACAAGAGTATCGCTATCTGTTAAACTAGGTATATTAAGATTATGATTAGCAGTTAAAGAACCTGCAACAATAGAGTATTTATGACTTGAGTTATCATCAAACATACTCATGTTAAGTAGTGATGGGTTGTTTAGTTGAGCACTATCCAGAGTTTTATTACTCATAGTCTGAATGGCAGTATCTACTAAAACTGTTCCTGATGAATCTGGCAAGTCGATATTAACTTCAACGTTACCACCAACAGCGCCCAATTTAGTACGTGCTGATGTGCCTAAAATATCTAATCCACTGTCTGTAAGTTGTGATGTGCCTACACCTATATTAGATCCACCTAAAACATTGTATAGTTCTGTGAAGTTGGCATTGATCTTTATACCAGTAGTACGTAACGTATCTCCTGTTCTGTCATTCGCAGAAAGACCTGTGTTGATTGTTTGTTTTGCCATAACTTACTCTCTAGCTTGATTTATATTATTTATACATGTTAGAATGGATAATGTGCCGAATCTGCAGCATTATCTGAGTCGAATAATGTTGAGAACTTACCACCATCCATAGTAGATTGTACTGTAATGACACCATCCGAATCTTGGTCCATAGTAAGAACCAAGCCATTTGCTGAGTCATCCATAAATGTACCTGAAAGACCTAAGATGTTATAAGCATTTCTATCAGCATCCAAGTCTTGGATTGGAATATCACCAAGGTCTCTGAACTCAGTTCCTGTTGCGAAACGTCTAATGCCTGTGGCACTGTCTGCTAAAAGAAGTGTCATAGAAGTTTCCGCTTGCATACTCATTGCAGCGATTTCTTCAGAAACAAATTGTTCTGTGATTGGATCACCGATCTCATCTTGATCAATAGAAAGACCTATATCGTTAACAAGTTCTAGTAATAGCTCTGAACCAAGATAGACCCCTGCAGGATGAACAAATAGTTTGTATGTGTCAACCCATTCTTTAAGAGGAAGACCAATCCTAATCAAAACAGACATAACTTGATATAGTTTATCGTCAGTAATAAACTTACGTGACTCAGGACCAATAACAGAAGCAAACTCTTTTATTTGCTGTCCACCAGTATTAATGCTATCTTGTTCATAGTCGATTGCTGGCCCGACTTTGAATATACTTTCTTTAGGGTATAGTATCTGTGGATCTTCACCAAAAAATCCTCTAAAGAACTGCTCAATACTATACTTAGTACCTTTAGATCTGTAGAGAGTGTTAGAAAACTTAATAGCTTCTCTTTTATTTAAGAACCCACCAAAGTATGCTTGACCTAGAAGAAGTTCATCTTCAAGATATTGCAATAACTTATCAGGAACTTGTGTAGCATCTCTAGAAGAATATAATCTCTTTATTTGACCAGATGGGTTGTCTGCAGAATCCATAAACTCATAATACGCTTCAAATAAAGATTTAATATTCGGAAAATCTTCTTTGAAATATTCTGGCAGTACGTTATCAATCTCATTCTTAAAGAGATTTAAGTCTGTGCGATTATTGTCTAGTAATGTTTTATCTTGCTTTGACATTAGTTTGTGGCACTTACAGTTACAGCAGTTGTGGTTGATCTATCAGTATCAAAGTTTAAAATCTCATTTCTTGTAGGAGCTAATGCACTTTGATTAGCTGGCACAGCAGCTAGTTTGATAAATGTTAGTCCTGCAGATATACTTGTCGGGTTAAAATAGTTGACGGTAACTACTCCTGTTACAGGATTGAAGTTGCCAATGTTATCTATTATCACAGCATTACCTGCAACAGAAACAACTTGAATGACATTAGAACTTAGTTTATTTCTAAGAACACAGGTTTGTGCCTGAAAGGTAAACTCATTACTAGTAATAATATACTCATCGTCATCAGGCGCAGCAATAGCTACAGGATATTGCAACTGTTGACTAATAGAGACTTTTGTTGCAGAAAGGTTTGATCTAATGACGGTAGTATTCTCACCAGATAAACTATTCAACACCATGAAGTTTGCAGCGTCATTGTATCTTTGACTTACAACTAAATCGACAATCTTATTAATATCATCAACAGACGTAGAATCAACATCTAAAAGTAAACTGTTAATAACAGAAATCAAAGTAGGTGCTGTGGGAGTAAACCTCTGCTGCATTCTAATATTTGCTCTAGAAGACAGAATAGAAGTAGAAGATTCATCTACAAGAGATAAGACATTTGATTTTCTAAAGGCTTGTTTAAATCCACCAGTGTTATTAGCAAAGTACGAAGATATTGTAGTATTAACTTGATCCTGAACAGCATTTAAAGTTAAGTCTGTAAGTTTAGGGTTGAACTGGAAGAAAGTATCTATTTCAATAAATGTTTCTATTGGATCGATAAATCTGATGTTGAATGATACTATAGAAAGTTGTGCTGCTAACTCTCGTATCGCTTGTTTAGTACTTGCAATTGTAGCCGCAGTTACATCATCTTCAAATAAGATTGATATGTATACTGCACCAAACTCAGGTTCCACCGCTTCTTCGCCGCCCCATGATGCAATGTCTTCAATAAGTGTGGAATAACTTTGTAGGATTAGAGATGAATAGTCTTCTGCAGTAACCATGCGGTTCTGAGTAGCATATTGGAAAGGAGCATTCTTACGAATAGATTCGATAGTTTCCTTTTCAT